TTCTTTATTTCGTCTTTTAAAGAACTCTTCTTCTGCGTGCTAGGCACCCACCCGGTCTTGCGCATCGTGCCATAAACATAGGCATTCTTGCGCTCACCAGTCATTCCTTTTTTTTGGGCGCGTCGCTTCAATTCGTTTTCTAAAGCGCTAGGCATAGTTATTTTTTAAACTTGTTATTTTTACCCTGCTCAACTGGCGCGGCGGCCGATTGAGATAATTTGTTAATCTGATTTTGAATAAGTTTAATCGCCTGCTGTTGTTGCTCCGGCGCCATCTTCTGAAATTCTTGACTCTGGGTAATGGCTTCGGCTTTCTGCTTAAGTTGCATAACCGCCTGGGCATTCTTATCGAGTGGGCCTCCCTTAGCTGGGCCATTTTCTTGAGGATTAAAAATTTCGGCCGCACCCTGTAGTTTTTGTAAATCTTCTGGCGTCATATCAACTAAAGATAAGGGGTTCATCTTAAACATAATCAGTCGCTTGGCCAGTTCCTGGGCGTTCTCGCGCTCGGTCTCCTCAAAGTAGGTAAGCGGATCAATCAACCCAGCAGTCGCCTCCTCCTTGGCGCGCTCCGATCGATACATCCGATCATCGGGCATAATCTGGCCGGGGATAATATCGATCTCAATTCCCTCGCCCAAATCATCCTGGGATAGTTCAAGCACGCGCTTGGTCTTGGTAGAACCTAAAATCTTGGTGTAGTGCTTTTCGGTGTATCTAACCTTCATAAGCTGATACATCCACTCGTAAATTTGTAGGTGCAGGGTATCAACTAAATCAATAAACTCGTCTAGATATTTATATGATTCCTCTCGTAAAATAGCCCGGCCGGTAGCAGTTTCCTTTGGTCCTTGTTCTCCTCGAAAGGTATTGCCCGTCCCAAAAAGATTATCCAAATCAACGGTCGAATGAACCATATCGTCTTTGACATAGGCTGGCAAAGGAGATCCAACCTCGCGCGTGACGCCATTTTTTACTCCAGCTCCATACCAAATTCCCTTGGGATCAGCTTTGGCTTGTTGTGCGTCAGCCCGGCTAATCTTTGTCAGATTGGTATCCACCTTAACAATTCCATTGACCATATCGGCGTTATCTGAAATCTGTCGCTTTCTTTTGTCGATCTCCTCCTGTAAGGGAATAACCTGTTCAATCAACGACGTCTCGCCCACCGGCTGGTTCTCAACGTTAAGCACCGTGCCAAAAACATAAGGCGGAAACGGTCGGTCAAAGTAGTTGTAAAGATATGACTGGTAGTTCTTGCCGTTAGATCGACGATCAGCCGATCCTTTCTTTAGAGAGGCCATCTTAAGTCTCAAGCCAACCCCGCTGCTGGCTTTTTTAACATCAGCCATCTCCGAAGCGGTAAGCGGCACGCCGTCCCAGTCCCAATAGGGATGTTCTTCCTTTCCTAAAATAAGGCCATTAAGCTCCCAACAAACATAATCACCGATCCACGCCTCGCGGATTGAGCAGATAGGATCATCCACCAAAACCTGTTCTTCGGCAAAACCAGTCTTTTTTAGAATCTTAGATTTTTTATCTGGGAAATCTTCGATTAACTCGGAAACTAATTTGTCCGGAACCTCCTCGATGGCAAACTTAGTGTCATACATTGAAGTTGACCGCTTAGAGAATCTAACCCTCCTGGAATCAACCGGCGCCAAATCAAAGTCATCGGTCTCGTTATTCCAGAAAACCTTAAAAACTACCAATCGAGAGAGGAATAACCACCGCAAACCGCGCCTCATCTTAGGCTTGACCATAAGATTGCGGTACTTGGCCAAGAAAAAGTCTTGTAAATCAGAGGCAATCTGCTTGCCATCAGGCGAGGTCTCAGTCGAAAGGACATTGGGCTTAGAGGGACGGCCGGTAAGAGTCTTAATAACGCTCTCCATAGCCAGAAAGGTGCGATTGTCACGCGCCTTGGAGCGTTTTGGGGGCAAGGTTTCAAGCCACTCGGGGTTATTCTGCCAAACACGCTTATTCTTTGTATAAGCATCCTCGACAATTTTCCATAGCGAAGCAGAATCCTTCCACCGATTCTCAATCAATTGACTTAACTGCTGATCAGTTAATTTAGAAATGTCCATAACGTTTTAAAAATAGCGAATATCCATAAACAAAAATATAAATAAATGGATGCCAGATTAAGTCGAACAATACTTTAAACATTTTATTTACTATCGCGGCGATTAACCGCGTTGCAATTATCTTTTACAAGATTTAATCGCCACGGCAAGAAATAAAAAAGGACGGAAACAAAATCTAAAAGATTAGATGCTGTTCCCGCCCTTCTTTCGTAGAGTAGGACGGAATGAGTACACTTTAATTATACTAAATTTTATAAAACCCTGTCAACAGGTAGAGTTATCCACAGTTTATTTCTGATAAAAATGAAACTCGTGCTTCTTTATTTTTCCGACATCATTAAAGTGAAGCACCAACGATCCGGGACGCAATTCGTTAAAAGCTTTCTCCCAGATACCCTGATACTGCCTCATCCAATAAAAAATATTGGCCTCTTCTTCAGTCATTGAAACCTGGCAGTAATTCTTTGGCTTGATAGCGTCAATCATATTCTTGACGACTTTCGATAAGCTCTTTCAGATCAACCATCTGGGGATTGCCTTCGCTGTTAATCTGAATAAGATTATTTTTATCAACTTGTTTCTCTTGTAAAAACTCAGCCGGCATCGACCCTCTCTTCATTGCCAGCCACCAAAAATACATTGCCGAAAACCAATGGTTGACCCCAGTCGTGGAATCCCAAACGTAGCGGTAAGTATGCAGCGCCGGCACTTCCTCGGGGATTCGCCGCATAGTTTCGCAATGTAAAATAAACTTTTCTAAATCTTCCCTATTAAGAGAAAAGAAAAAGTTGCCTCGTTGCAAATCATAAACACAAGCGTCAATCACCCGGTTGCGATCAATCCACAGATATCCCCAATTCTTTGAATCCTCAAAGTTGCCCTTGTCTCCCCCCCAGGTAACCATATCAGCCACGTTCTTGTCTTTGCGATAAAAGCACAAATTGACTTTAGGGAACTTCTGCTTGAACTCCTCTGACCAAATGCGCTCCGGGCCTGAATCCATCACCACGAAAGGATTGTAACGAGTAATGACTGCCTCAAGTTCCTCGCGCGACTCGCACTTGCCAATTTTGAAAATACCATCTTTACTGCCAATCGCCCAATGTTTCTCCTTGCTAACGTCAATGCCCATAAAGAACGGCGGCGTATCAAGTGACTTAGGAACCCAAACATCATAAATGGCCTGCCTAAAATCGGTAATCTCACCGGCCGAGTAGGGTTCGCCTAACACGAAGTTATAAAAATACTCAACTCCACGCTTCTCTTTAGCTTCGATAATCTCATCGGCTTTATGGCGAATATACATCAAATGAGAGAAGTGATACCCAGACCACTTGGCCCCAAAAGACCCAGTTGGCTCCCACTTGCCAAATCTGCGTTCATCATCAGTCAGTTCCTTGTTGCAGTTTTTGCAGACAATTCGTTTTCCAATCTCGTCAATGTTGTTCTCATAAGTAAGGAACTGCTTCTCTCCACATCCCAGGCAGGTGATGAACCATTCCTTTTTATCGGACTCCTTCCAAGCCAAGTCCACGCCGACATTCTTCACCGAGGGATTAGACAAAAGCACCGTCATCTTATGTTCTGAATCGGCAATACGACTTTGATAAAAATCGCAAATCTGTAAATCAGACCGGTCAATCTCATCGTGAACCAATCTGTCGGCGGTCGTGGAGATAGGTGCGGCCTTGCTTCGCGTGCCTTTGAAATATAAAAAAGTATCGCCCACCTGCTTAAGGAAAACATTGTCAATTTTTAAGGAATCACGGATGCAGGCATTAGCCTGGAATATCTTATCGGTCTTGGTCTTGGAAAACTCCTCAACGTCAGAATCACTCGGCATTGTGTAGATGCTCGTAATCTTCCGATATCGCGCCAAATGAAAGGTTTTAAGATTCTCAACAACCGAGCCGCCAATCTGGGCGCATTTTTTAGCACAGATATTCTTTGACTGGTCGCGTAGGTAATCGAAAAGGAACAAGTGATTCCTAAACTCAATCGGGTCGCTCTTCTCATTGCGAATGCCATTTTTTACTATCCAAAGTGGCACACTAAATTCCGATGGATCAATCATAACCTTGATAACTTAAATCCTTTATCGCGCTCAGCGGCCAGTCTTCGCTCCTCGCGCGCCCGCTCCTCGTCCTCGCGTTGTTTGAATGGCCGCCCATAATGTGTCTCAAAACCATACTGGTCATGCCTTATAACATCATTGGCATAGAGGTTTCTATTCTCCTGGATTTTTTCTGAAAGGTAATAATATGGATCAAGATCGCGATGAGATAGAAGCCTAACGCATTCCCGGCCACACTCACAGACCGCCACATAGGTTATCAGCCACTCGCCATGCAAGCGCAAAGAAAATTTATAAGCCGGCGCGATAAAATCCTTGTCGCAGTCATTGCACCAAAAATCATATGACTCAACAAAGTCCGGCGTATCCTCGGCCATCTTCTGATTGGGTTTAATCTTATGTAACTCTCGCTCGCGCGATAGGGACAACTGGGTATCGGCGACTCGCTGACGAGCCAATTCAAGTTCGTTCATTTTTCTTAAACTTAAGCAATAACTTTCTCAATCCCGTTGCTTCCATTTCCTCTAACTCCTCGGCAGTAGGATCAGAAAGGAATGTCGCCTCGCTAGGGTCATCTTGAATCAAATCAAGCGATTGATCCTTCTCATTGATAACCAATCGCCATTTTCTCTTAGACCACAGCCACGAACCAAACATCGCGCCGGAAAATGCGCCAACAAATAAAAATAAATAGAACATAAATAAATTAATCATTTTTTTGAATCAATAAATAGACTATCCAAACTGAAAAATAAACGGTAAGAGTAATAAGATAAACATTAGCAACTAAATCAATCATTTTATATCGCCTTGGATTTCTTTCAACAATTTTTCCTCGGCGTCTTTAATTATCTGCACAACCTTTGGACTCTGATGCAGATGCAAATGCAATTCAGGCGACGGCAATGCAGGCTTATCACTCACTCTTTTCTTCAAAAGATTATATTCCTTGATCGCCGAAACCTTGGGCGCAAGTTCTTCATTCTGAACAATAACTCTTACTAATTCTCTATCAACAACTTCATCTTTTATTAAAGAATCCAACAGTTCATTACACTTTTCCTTTATCTTGACATTTCTCAATAAATGGTTTGCTAATGTACAAGCAGAATTATATCGTCTTTGCTGATCATCATTTAATGCCTTATAGCCAACCAAAGGGATGTCTAATTTATAAGCTAAGATATATGACACCACTCCATTACCAAAGTATTCTCCGGGCTTAGCATAAAACTCGCAAAACATTCTTTGATTTGGATTGAGTTCTTTTTTAACAATGTCAGTTCTTGTCTTTTTTGGTGTCTTCTGTTTCATTGGTGATTAAAGCGTCAGTAATTAAAATTAAACTCACAACCGACACGGCATTGTCCAGGGCGCACCTGACAACCTTGGCCGGATCAATGACTCCCGAATCAATCAGATCAACATACTCACCAGTAGCCGCGTTGAATCCTTTTCCCAATCTA